CCCCGGAACTATCAATGAAATGGCATTTTATGCTGCTTCAGGTGATACCGTTTCAGGGTTAGCAACAGCTAACAACGGCACACTTGTAACGTCAGCCGCAGGTGTTCCAAGTATTAGTTCAACACTGCCGAGTGCTGTGCAGAATAACATCACGGCGCTGGGCACGATTGACGAGAATTTAAAGTTTACAGCTACCTCCTTGCCCAGCAACCGAATTATAACGCTGGACGGCGCTACGGATACATCCTTTTCAATGCAAGCTGGGATAGGTAGCCCCGCCGCAGGTGGTGGGCTTTCAATGTTCGGAAGTAGTCACGCTACTAAAAAAGGGTGGGTTACGGCGGGATTGTCAAGTGGTGTTGGCACTAATTACTTTACGGTCAACAACATGGGTTGGTTAGGCGCTGGTACAGACGTATTTACAGTCAGCAATGCAGGTGATGTTGTTGCTGATGGCTCGCTTACAGCATCCCAAACCGCAGGCATAATTGGAACCACGACTAACAATAACGCCGACGCTGGTAGTGTAGGAGAGTATGTAGAAAGTATTGTACTGGCCGCAAGTCCGGTATCAGTCACTACCACAAACACCGGACAAAATGTTACGTCCATTTCTTTGACCGCTGGTGATTGGGATGTATCCGGCACGATATTCTTTATACCTGCCGGAAGTACTAATGTAACAACACTTATTGCCGCAGTGAATACAGTAAGCGGTGGGTTTCCGGACAGGTCGGCTATGAATAGGTTAAATTTTGGTTCGTCAGGTGTGGTAGCTACTTTTCCCTCAGGTTGGGGCTTGGTGGCTCCCACTGCTCGGTTATCATTGTCATCCACAACAACAGTATATTTAGTTGGCCAAGCAGGATTTACGGTAAGCACCATATCTTTTTGTGGTCAAATCCAAGCAAGACGTGTTCGATAACTAGGGGAATATAATGATTACAGAAGAAAAGTTACCGTTACTGATTAAAAATGTTGACTGTGGCACGGGTTGTGTTGAAGCGATTTATCGCACAGTCCTCAAGCGCGATGGTGTAGTGATTCATACAATCAATGACCATAAGTATGTTAAGGTTGAAAACGCTGAAGCTGGTCTTGTTGAGATTGAAAAAGCTGTGTTAATAGCTATCGAAAAACGTGACAAACCACAACCAAAAGCCGAGGAAAAAAATGCTTGATTTAAATGAATTAAAAGAACAACTCAAATCAATAATCGAGCAACGCGAACAAACACAGCAAATGTTTCACAGGTTATCGGGTGCAATGCAAGTGCTTGAAGGTCAAATTAAATCATTAGAAGAAAAGGATGATTTAGGTGATGAAGTTGACGAAGAAAACCATTAAAGTTGCAAGGTGTACTAAGTAATTCATTCACTAATTAGAGGGATTTAACATGGCTATTACAAGTATCTCGTATGACTGGGGCGTTCAACCAACAATGGTTCGAATCACAGCCAGCGATACATTAGACGTAATCACAACCGCAGCATATTGGACAGACCAAGCGACCGTTATTGAGTCATTAAACAATGGCGCGTTCACATTCCCTGATGGCTGTTTAGTTGCAATCGCATACAGTGGCGGTCAAAACACATTTACATACAACAGCACAACCGCTGCGTTTGTTCCTGTGTTGGATTTGTCGGCTTTAGTTCAGCATGCACAAGTAGACGTAACGTTAGCTGAGTTTATCGGTCAATACGCTGCAAGTGTTGAGTTGGTTGCTGCTCCTGGCGCTGGCAAGAAAATCATCCTGCACCGCGCGAGTTTAGCCATTAATTATGGCGGAACTGTGTTGGCGGACGGAGGGGCGGTTCACGTACAGTACGCGTCCACAGTTAACGGTGCTGGAACAAAAGCTACAGGCACTTTGGCTGCTGCTGCACTGATTGGCGCAACCGCAGATACAACATTTGGTTTCTCGCCAGTTGATACCACGCTGGTTGACTCTGCAACCTTAAACCAAGGCTTATATTTGGCTGCGGCTACCGCTGACTTCACAGGCGGAACGGCATCTACGTATAAAGTTGATGTTTGGTATTCTGCTGTAGACTTGAGTTAATCATGAGGCCCTTCGGGGCCTTTTTGCTATCTTGGAGGCACATCATGAAATACGAATGGTTTAAGATTGCAATCATATCAGGAACCCTAATCCTTGGGGTGGGCTCATACTGGATTACGAAGCGTGCTGACGGACCGGTTGAGCAGTTTGCGGAAAGCGTATTGCGTGCTCATGGCGTAGATATTGACATATCACCGGAGGAGTAGCCATGGATGCCCTGGAGAAATGGATAGCACACCATGAAGGATTCCGCGCGTTCCCCTACACTTGCTCAGGTGGAAAGCTTAGCATCGGTTACGGGTGGAATATTGAAGATACCGGCATAACCCGTGAGGAGGCTGAATTCATACTTAAGAACCGAATTTTACGCTGCAAACAGGAGTTAGCGCCTTTCAGTTGGTACATTGCACAGCCTTCAGGTGTAAAGGATGCGTTAATTAACATGAGTTATAACTTGGGTTTGTCTCGGCTACTTAAATTTAAACGCATGATTGCCGCGTTAGAGCGTGAAGATTATACGAATGCAGCCAAGGAAGCTTTAGATTCTCGTTGGGCGGAGCAAGTGGGAAATCGAGCGAAGGATATCGCTGTGATGATAAGGGTGGGTAAGTAATGCAAGCTGAAGACATCCTACAAATAAACCTGATGAATTGGTTCACCCATAATTATCCTCAATACAAAGACGACATCTATCATATTGCTTTGCAGCGCAGGTGCTCGGTAACCGAGGGTCGCTTGCTCAAGCGATTAGGGGTTAAAAAAGGCATGTCAGACGTATATATCCCTTTGGCGCGTGCTGGTCGTTACGGCCTTTGGCTTGAGCTTAAGACGCTAAAAGGCAAGCTCAGCAAAGAGCAGATGGAATTTCTTGCGCGTCAAACCGCTAATGGTTATATGGCTGTTTGCACGTACGGCCTTGAAGCAGCTCAGGAAATTATTAAAGCCTACCTGGATGAAGATGACTTCACCCACGGTAAGCCTATTTGTTAACGACACAGCCACGGCAGACAGCGGCTTGGTTCAGGTGTTAGCTCTTTGTCGGAAACGGCATGGCGTTTAGCGAAGAAGCTAATGTTGTTGCCGAATACGCTGGCGGTTAGGTTGACATGTGTATCTGACTCCCGATGGGATTTGTTCTTTTCGCTCGGGGCCGGGTTCGGCGTAACGGATGGGGTGATAATTTCATTTTCCATGATAATCTCCTGGTGAATGTACAACAGGGGACAACTTTCGACTTCAGAATATCTTATTTTTGATTTTAATGCCATCATCTGTAACCGTAAGATGCAGGTGGGTAGGCGCGATAACGCGATCCATCATCTCCTTAACTTTGTAATAATTCCCCAGGTGCGGGTAGTAAAACGAGCTTTCCTTGCAGTGCTGGTGAACAAACTTTGCGTAAAAAATGTTCTTACCTTTCCCGCTCATTGGCGTGTAACCCTCATATACACTTGTGCGCCGGCCGTACTCATCAATACACTTATATTCTATGTTCACCCGGAAATGCGATGCGTCCCCCGATACACCAAGCGTCATTCTCATGACCGTTACAATCTTCACCTTTGGCTTTGTTAAGTTTATGTTAAGCTTTGCGTTGGGGTCGATAATCTCAGTTTCACACAATCGGCACTGCCTGGAAGCAATATCGTTCTGCGCGTTGCATGACGTGTTAGGGCAGGCCTTGAATTCAAAGTAGTACTCGCATCGCTTATTGTTAGTCATGCCAATGCAACGCCTGGCAGTCTCTGTGTTCATCTGCATGCAAGCGGGGCAGATAATGACACTCGGCACATCCTCTTGGATAGTCTGAGCAACCGCATCAAGTATCAAAGGGTTATCCCAGTCCTGATGGCGCTCTATGTTGCCAGCGAAGTCGAGAACCAAAGCGTCTGTCTTGCCAGTTTTAGGCGATAAACGCAATACGCGCCCCATGGTTTGAACGAGCAGTACAAGTGACTCTGTTGGCCTAAGGTACGCCAATGTGTCGAATGCCGGAACATCTATTCCCACCGCAAAAATAGAAATGTTTACTAAATACTTAATCTCGCCGGTACGCGCTTTGTTCAGGATATCTGTGCGTTCATCCTGAGGCGTCTCACCTAAGATAATAGCTGATTGGGAGGGCGGTAAATGTGAATGAATCTCATGCGCATGCGCTTTTGTGGTTGCAAAGAAAAACACACCCTTACGGCCTTGGGCTTCCATGATATGAATGACCTGCTTGCAAATAAGCTCGGTCAAGCGTGTATTTTCACTCACAACTCCAGCGAGCTGCTTGTGGTCAAACTGGCCATTTGCTTTTACTTTTACTTTTGAGAAGTCGATAACCAGACTTTTATCAATCTGGAATTGAGGTTTGACCAAATAGCCATCGTCGATTAATTTCTCTGTGGTTATATTACCCACTTGAGTTTTAAAGAGGCATTCTTCGCCAACGATGGGCGCCCCTTTGAATCTAAATGAAGTCCCGGTTGCACCGAGTACACGCATTTTTTCATACGTTTGTCGGTAATATCGCAAGACACGCATAAAAGTTGACCGATTGTTAGTGTAAGAAATAGCATGGGCCTCATCAACCGCAATTAAGTTAAATTGTATTTTGCTGATATCTGATTCGCTTGTAATGCCATTCAGTACTGATTGAGGCGTCCCAAAAACAATAGGAGCAGTGCAATCTTTCTTGCCCAATGCTGCGCAGTATATAGACGCGCTCCCGCCTTCATCAACCAGAGCCTGTGCGTTACCCCTCACGAGTTCAGCATTGTTAACCAGACACAAAGCTCGTTTACCGGATAACTGTATGTCCAACAGTATGCGAGCCAGCATCAAAGACTTTCCCGAGCCCACTGATGCAATTAATAACACAGGTTCATTGTCTTTTTTTAAAGCCGCCCAACATTCTGAGACGGCTTTTTCTTGGTAGGGTCTAAGTTTCATCAAAAAGGAATATCGCTCTCTAATACCTCATCTTTTTGTCGGTCACGTTCCCGAGAAAATGCACTATCAGGACCCGGGGCAACATCCGGCGTAACATGCTTCACTTCAGCTTTAACACCTGTTTCAGTTTTGAAATCTTTGGATTCGTGTACCTGACGGACAAAGTTACCTTCCATCATGCCGCCATCTTTTTTAGGCATTGACCACTCACCAATTACTATGCCAACGATGTTGCCTACCATATTACCTAGGTCGGCGTTGGTTGGCTCATTACTGTGGGTTGGTGTGTAGCTGCATAACTTCATAACCAGCATCAACATATTAAGATTACGCTCAATCTGCGAACCAGAACCCTCGAAACATTTAATCTTCTGCTGAACTTCCCTGTTCGCAAATTGGCCATCTAATAATTTGTATGTCACCTGTATGTATTTTTGTGCAACCCCATACTGACTCGCTTCTTTCTCTACGATTTCAAATTTCTTAATCGTTGCAACCGCTGATGTACCTTCCGGTATCGCGGTGAAATCCTGAACAAAGGAATCTTCAGGGTTGCCGGTTATTTTTTTTCCCGATTGTGCTTGCCAGAATGACATTATTTACTCTCCTGATTATAAAAAGGTATGTGCTTACTTAACTCATCGAACGACATAGACATTTCCAGGGGCATGTTAAACCTGTTTTTGCTCACATGACCATCTGAAGCCGTCGCCAAGATAACCCTGTTCTCACTACTCTTAACCAATGTTCGCCCGCTCTCAGTATCGCTAACATATGACTTAAGTCGACAAAAAAGAACACCGTCAACGTCGTCTATATACGGCTGCTTTGATTTCTCACCACTCATGACAATCGAATACTTGTCGTAATCCTCCATATCTGGGGCCTTCATCTTAACTGTAGCCAAGTGACCAATATAAACCACGGCAATACCTCTATCCTGAAACCTATCCATTGCACCTTTAAACGCTTGATGAACTTGTTGGCATGCCTGAAATCCTGCACCATATCCACCGCACGCCGTTGCAAGCGTTACTTTCCCTCCATCTTTTCTGGGTGGTTCTTTGTTTAATATGTGCTCGACAACAAGCTGGTCTAGTTTTGAGATACTATCAATTACAATGGTTTTGAAGGGTAAGTCCGGCTCTTTAATTAAATCCCAAATATTCTTCCATAACTCACTAAAGTTAGCGGGTGGCTTAATCGCCTTCACCCCAACCAAACCTGTTTCCTCAGTCATGACAAATAACGGGTCTGGGAATTGGCTTGCAAGGGTAGACTTTCCGATACCAGGTGCGCCATAAATAGTTAGTCTGGGCGACATAACTTCAGTTACTGTGATTGCGTCTAGAATGCTCACCTAATCACCACGCTAGCCTTACCATCTTTCTTTGTCACCAGTTTATCCAGCGCTTCTCGCACACTCATTGGCGCACGATCAAGATAAGATTCATACCTGGCACGATTAATTTTGTAGG